CTTAGAGATGAAGTGGCGGTAGGGCAGGGTCAAGCACTCATTAGACATGCGGCATTTGGTCAAGCAATCCTTGACCACCACCAACTCTTTGTCAGGACAAATAAACCATTCTAGCATTGTGTACTCCTTTCAAACTCAGAACAGTAGAAAGTACTACTATGCTCCAAGATGTTGAACTCATTGCCAATGGTGACACCGGTGAACTTTTGAACTTCACAGGCTGGCTTGTACTTGCATGTCTCGCAGCACTTATTCTCCGGCATGTCCAGTGACTTCTTAATAGCGGCAACTTGGGCTAGAAGAACTTGTTTAAGTTCTGCAAAATGGCCTAGAAAAGTCATGCAATGCCTTGCTAGGTGCTGATTGTGACTATTGAGACATAGCCTGTAGCACTCTCTTTGTTGGCAAAAAGTATCCTGTATTTTATCCTCCGTCAGCACAGGCAGTTACGCCGGTATCTTCCGGTAGCCTGCGTCTTTGATTAGTGCAAGTATCTGATTAGTTACTCTGACGCTTGCATCTTTTCGAACATCTTCAGGATACCAGTCTGGATACATTATGAGTTCAATAACCTCTGCTATCTTCTCAATCTCGCTCATGCTTTTGGCTCTTCCCGCACAGCCTTATCACCCCGAATCTTAATTGTGCCACCCTTAGAGCGGTGAACAACCCAATCATCAAAGCCTTGTTGGAGAATGACGGCAACTATATCTACAATCTCGTCGTGAGTGTATCCATTCCGCCGGAATCCCCAGCAATCTTCACCAAGGCAGGTACCGCCATCATTCGGGAACGTTGGGGATTCGCTTAGCGGATGGTTACATCCGAAACCATCACAGCACCCTTGTGATTCCCCGTACTTGCACCAGTAACAAAGCTGTGCGCCTACCAGTCCCCCAAGTTCAGCATACAGTTTCCGTTGCTCAGTCTTCTCGCTCATGCTTTTGGCTCTCCTGGCCTCTCGCCTCGATTGAGGTTTGCCAATCCAACTAATAGCCAAGTCGGTAGTTTATCTTTCACATCATAAGACTCGGTATCTAGCCATTCCCCGACTTCCTTGAGCGTCTTAGTCCGCTCGTCAGCACGGGCTTTGTCAAGTTCTGCTCTAAATTGGTGAGCGTCTATCCAAACCCAACAGGTTATACTTTCAAGGTGGTCTTCCCCGTCACCTTGCCAGAACCATGTGTTATCCGATGTTATTTTAGGTTCCACTTTCTCTCTCCTTGCGGATGGTATTACTATTGGGTTGCCCATTGTGACCATTTAACAAGTTTCAGTTTTTCTTTTTCCTCGTCAGTCAGCCCGTCTCTGCTTCCACAATCGGCTTCCGCCCATTCGTAAATCGGAGTAAGTAACTTGCCTGGGCATCCACTTTCACTCACCATCTCAATTGCCATCATTACTACTGATAACGATGGTAGATTTTTGCTTATCCGATTAGTCAAATCACGAGCCATCTGCGCGTTGCAGACGGGGCAGTACATTTCCTCTTTTGCTTCGCGTTCCATCTCTCTCCTTGCGGGTGAGGTGGGCTGTACGGTATAGCCCGTCACTTAGCTTTTTGGCACCCACCTCTTCCCGCTTGCCCGATGCCTACCACTCGCTTCCCATCCCGATTCTATGAAGTGTCTCCGTTTCTTCTACGGGCTAACAGCCTTGTTCGTAAGCATCAGGCTTGTTCCAGTCCGGCCAGTAAGATGTCTCTACTTCCTACTTTTGGTAGCTACTCCAATTTCAGTTTTGTGGCGGTTGCTACACTATCACTCCCTTTCGGGTGGCCGGACCTGTTGACTCGATAGACCGAACCAAGTACACCAACAAGCTATAGTTTATGTAGCTTTGTGATAGACTCCAGACTCATCCACCGTAAATTGTCCAGCTTCAACCAGTGGCCCCAAGAACTGCCTATTGACTATTTGGGTGACAAGCTTACCATCAGCCTTGATAGTGGGATTAACAAACGCAGCCTGGAAAAACTGCTGGTCGGTCTTGCCATCTAGCAACCTCAGAGCTTCTGTTATGGATGTGACCTTGCCAGTTGGCTTGGCTGCTGGTGTTGGGGTAATAGGTGTTGACTGCACCGGCATCACAGGTTCTGCTGCCTCTCCTTCCACTTCTACCACCTCCCAGCACTCTCTGGCTACCTCTGTCTTGGTTTTGCCATCCCACATCATGTGCCCACCAGTCATCTTCCAGTGTGTTCTTTTGCCAATCAGGTAATCCTGGCCCTTGAATCCCTCCTGTGCTTCATCTGGTACATCCACATTGATGATGCGGTCAATAGATGCACCGAGTATCCCCATCGCTGACTGCTTGCGGTTACTGTGCATGACTGGTATCTGGGCTATAGGGAATGGGTATGCCTCTGTAGCCTCTATCACCTCTAGCTCCGAGAAATTGTAGGTGACCTCTAGTCTTGGAGGTTGGAACCTCTCTATCATGCTACCGGTGATGCTGTCTAGCTTCCCCCAGAATTCCCTCAGTGGTGTACGCTGGAACCCATCCTCAAATCCTCTCGTCTTCAGTTGTGCCAGTACTTCTTCCTGTGTCATGTCTGTCATGTTTTACTCCTCATCTAATTTATCCCTAATCAACTTGTATGCAGCTACCACATCCTCCGCATCCTCTGTCTCAGCCACCACGCTGATGTCAAAGGCTTCCTGCAACTCACCCTTGTCGTCCTTGTAGACATGTGCTGCTAGTGCTAGTTTCATGCTCCTCCTCAGGTCATATTTTCCCTCCGTACATTATTATAGCATAGCTGGTGCTACGTGTCAACATAGTCGGTACCCTTGTTCAATATCAGTTCATTGGTTTGTACTGTATCCATTGGACTCTCTGCAATGGTGCCCATCCTCCACTTTGCCAGGTTCATACGTAGACTCGATTTAGCTAATACGCCCAGATGTCTGGTGTATGCTATCACATCCTCCGCAAACACATGGTCCTGACATGCTGCATAAATTTTAGCCATACCCTCCACTGTTAGCCTCATCTGCACTGACTCCTTTGTTATACCACTTATTCAGCAGCCTAAACTTGAGTGTTGGCCTATCTATCTGTATGGTCATGTTAGGTACCAACTCATACGCATGTCTCAGCTTCTCAAATATTAGGTCAACCTCACCATCTCTATCAGTGGTCTGTACCTTGATGCAGGTATCACACCAGTTGAAAAAGTAGCTACCAAACATATCCTCACCACCCATATCTATAGCTACACCATCAGCTAATAGAGTTTTGCGTGGGTGATGCAGTATTATGAGTGTAAGGTTCTTGCTGCCTATTTCCATATCCATCCTATCCATAAACTGTCTCATGTCCCATTCGTCTGATAACTTACCTGACACTACCTTGTATATAGGGTCTATGATTAGGAGCCGAGCACCAGTGCGTGATAGCTCTTTGTCAAGCTCACTGATGCCAAATCCCTTGTCTAATTTGATGTAAGGCTCATAGGTCAGCCATACCCCATTAGATTTGATTTGGTTGCCGACACTATACTTGACTACTCTGTCCCTCAGCTGTAGCTTTGGTACCTCCGTCTGTAGAATATAACAAGGTGTCTTGACTGTGCGATAGCCAAACCAGTTAGTGCCAGTAGATATGCTGTATGCAGTGTGAAGGGAGAGCATGGATTTCCAAGACCCAGCCTTCCCAAACATGAACATCTTGGAGCCTGGCACCAGTATATTCTTCTCTATGATGTAAGGCTGAACAGGTGGATTCCACTCCACCAATTCGTCATGGGTCAGCCCTTTCATCTAGTCCTCCAGTGTGTGCGTAGTACCAGGCATGGTATCAGCGCAAAGTAGATGGTGCGCCGTCGGCCCTTGCGTTTCCAGTACACACCTATCCAGCAGTCATGCCTGTTGAATTGCAGTTGTGGCTTGAATAGTAGCCTCATTGTACCTCCTGTATCTGTTTTTGCTTTAATAGTGCCAGCTCCCAAAGTTCCAGCTTAATTAGTATGGTACATGTACCCAGGTCACAGGCTGGGCGGTGGTGCAGACAGTCTGCACAGCTAGGTAGGTTAGATGCACTATACCTGAGCTTGAACCTTTTGAGCCACTTGCTAACTGTGCTAGGGTCTACCTCGTTACCTAGTCGCTTGCATATCACAGAGAGGGAACCTGTCTGTAACATATCCCAGATGCTTTGTCCATTCCCATACTTCATCTCTAGGTATTCCATAAAGTGGGTTTTACGGCCAGGCTCTAGTGGCTTGGCTTTTGGCCTATGCCTAGAAGGAGCACCTATATGGGCCTGGCTGCTAACCATGCCCTTGCGCTCCATAATATGCTGCCTGATTTGGCTAATTGGTGTCCTTGCCATGTTATCTCCCTATTGATAGGTAAAGTATGTATGCCACTATATATAGTAGCAGTATGATTGCCGGTATCATCAATCTATGCATGTATCAACCTGTCAAAGAATTGTACACCAAAGCTCAGTATGACCAGGCATACAAGTAACAACAGGTAGAGCAGCCATACTGCTGGGTGTGTACTATTAAACATGTTGTATCTCCCTACTGTGTACTTTATTATATATAATACTACTTATTAAATCTAGACTACACACTGACATTCAGTCTGAATCTCCACAGGTCAAGGTTGAATCCTCTGTTGTAGTGGCTGACTTCCCACTTAGAGTATGTGTAGTAGAGTAGACGGACATGGCCTACAGACAGTTGCCATCTACAGTGTGGATAGAGGCTGTGCTCATAGCGTATTAACATTAGACCTCCAACTCATACATATCTGGATGGTGTTCTGTCATCCAGTCAATGGCTGTGTTCATGGTGACTGCTGTTACGTATGGCCCATCAGTAGGTGGTGTCATACCCTCCCGTAATGCTGTGTTAAGTAGTATGACATGTTCATCTGTGTAGATGTCATCTGACCGCACGTACACCAACTTTTTCATACACCCTCCAGCATATCACCGGTCTTACCCATGTAGTAGCCAATGAGGGCAGCGGTTAGTGCCATATTAAATAGCTCATCCCTACATGCAAGCCCTACTACCATTGGCAACTCAGATGCTATGATAGCCATAGGGTCTGACATGCCACGGATGATGGATTTGGCTTCATCCTCTGTGATTATGGAGAGTTTGTCTGCCACTAGTTTGGCATGTTGCTTGATGGCGGTGACTTCGGCCTCGGCTTCTATGGATGACATAGCCAGCACTTTGTTTAGTGAATTTATAATCCCATTTATGTCAGTCATTGTATACTCCTTTACTTCAATAAATCGTCCCATGATTTGGACAGTTCATTTACTAGATTCTGCATCTTGATAGCGTTATCAATTTTGTCCATGAGAGTGGTGATTGCTGCTTGCATGTCCTTGGCAAACTCTAAGACAAAATTATCAGTAATAATGTTGCCATCTAAATGTGATTCTAGTAACTCACCATTCAGTGTTATGCCATCTGGTAGCATCTTTTGCTTTGATGCGGCAAGTGCATATTTGGGTACATGTACACCATCTGATGTCCGTGGCTGAATAATAATGTCCCATCTGATACTAGTATTAGTGATTATTTTGTGTATTTCCATGCTTCCTCCTAGCTGCACCATGCTTGATACCATGTATCATAGCATCTACGTAGACCTTGTGCAATAGGGATTCTAGCCAGAGCCAATGCTGCTCTGCCAGTTCCTTGGCTGTGGGCTGCTTGGCTGTCATTTCACACCTCTCCATCCCTCTATTACTATTGCATTGCCAACGATTAATCCAACTGGGTTAACTCTACGGTATTCATAGGTGGCTAGTTCGTTGACTGGCAGGTGTTGGAGCAGTCCTTCCTCATTCACTATGATGGTACGGCTGTGGCCAAGCTTGGTTTGCTCAACAAATCCACCCACTATTTGCTGAGCCTCAGCTAGCGTGGGCTGGTGGTCTAGAGGCTCAGGATTGAGAGCACCGACACGTAGGATATAGGCATTATTCATTTTATTCTCCTTACTTGTTGCTCATGCCAGCATACTTTCTAGCCAGCCTCTCCACACGCTCTGCCTGTTGCTGGCGTTTGAGTCGGCCAATCTCGGTGCTAGCCTCTTCCACTGTCATTTCGGCATCATACCAGCCGGTGTCCTTGGTCAGGCAAAACAGCATGAATCGTTGGCGACGGGTGGCTTCCATTAGATATGACCTCCTACATTTTCGCTTAACTAACATTCTATCTCGATACCAAGTTCCTTCGCGTACTCAATCCCAAGCTGTGTGAATATCATCCAGATGTCACCCGCATCAGCCTGGGTCCTGATTAGCCCAGCCTTTTTAAGCTGTGTTAGGTTGCCTCTATCTTCTTTCGTATCAGCTACGTTTCCACCAACCAAAGGTGTCCCACTCCAGTTGCCAGCGTCCTTAGCATATGCCATGAAGAGTTCCTTGCTCCTGTCTGTTATTTCTATCACTTCCTTGACCTCCATTTATATTTTCGCATGGCTAACCTCCTAACTCTATCAGCATTGGCCAGAGATTTTGCAGTAGCTTGATGGCATACAACTTACGCCTAGTTGTTTCACCTGAGCCTAGATTTTCCCATTTACCATATGGCTGTCTATCACTGTGGCAGTAGGTCTTGTAGCGTATGAAGTATGGGCATTGGAAGCATACTTCAGGTTCACTATTAAAACTGTAGCCTGTATAGAGACAGAGTGGGCAGTTGTAATACAGGAACATGTTGTAGCCCTGCTCCTCAAGTTGCTTGATTACTGGGTTATCATACTTGTTAGCGGCTCCTGTCTCTGCCTGCCACTCCCATACCCTAATACTGAGTCGGACGGCTTCTATTTCGTTCATAGATACTCCTTATACTAGCCTGCCTTATGGTCAGGGCTTACTTGCTTCCATACCCACACTATCTCACATTCCGGACAGTAGTTAGCCCAGCCCCTATGCAGAGGGCTGTCTAGAGATATAGCGTACTGTCCAATAGCTCCACAGAACTGGCAGGAGTGAGGCATACGGTGTGTCAGTAGGTGTGGGCCGTACTCTAGAATTATGGGCTCTAATCTACTCATACAGACTGTCCACCGATGTAACGAACTCCAGCTCTGATAGGGCATGGTCATAATCAACCTGTGCTTTACGCACCTGTGCTTTCAGGTCGTGTAGCTGCTCCTCTAGCCCAGCCAATCGTTGCTCAGCCTGGACTAGCTGGTTCCTATAATACTTTATATCCATGCTACCTCCCAACTGTTGTTCTATTTAGTATGACTGGCATGCTTTCCTGAACCTACTCTCATTGAACCGTGGATTGTCTGCCTTGAATGACTCAACCAGGTTATCCACCACACGCATGATAACTAGCAGTTCCTCACCATCCTCAACACCAGACAGTGTCTTACTGATTGACTTGGCTACCAACTCATAATCCTTCTTAGTCATGCTTCTCTCCTATCTTGCCTAATCCATATGCTACCTGCGTCCACTTGTCAGCCTCAGCATCCAGACTGCCTAGAGCTAGGTCTAGGGCTGGTAGGTCTTCCGGTTCTAACACTTGGCATAAGGTCTCTGTAGACCACTCTCTCATGTCACACTTAGAGTTAGGGCAATGCCAGAGAGTCTCACCTACGCCTGGCATGTGCCTCATGTGCAGGATAGTTTCACAGTTAGGGCATCGTGGAAATCCTCTAAGGCTGTCTACTGGCATGTTATTCCTCCGTAACATAAACCGTTTTCCACCCTGTGTAGTATATGTAGCATTCACCTTACCACTATTATTAAACTCCCTGATAATACGTGTTGCCTCTGCCTTAGCAGACAGTGTGTCCATGTCAGGCTGTAGGTACCTCACTATCGTGTATGTTGCCCATTTGTTTCTCCTACTGGCATTGCATGCCTACTTATATCTTGTTGTTTACCAATAATGAACACCCACCAGTTGCAGCACCATCCATATAGCTGTGCTGCCTATACCTAGCGCGACGTCTAGCCTGGTAGTGTTGGCCCAATCGTCTGACATCATGTACATCCTATATGTTTAGTACCCTGATGGTACAAAGCCGACCGAATGACACTTTGGGCATTTTGGGGACTCCTTTCTGGCGTAGAACTTTGCCCTGTCTTTTGGCATTGGTTTCTTGTTGTCTATGTAGCCGCATTCCTCACATATCCAGTATTGCACTGTCTCAGTGTCCTCATCTACCATATCATCTATGTTGTCCAACATATGAACCTCCTCTATACTCTAGCTCTATTATATGACCCGCTATTGAAATTGTCAATAGCTGGTCTTGCTGTTGCTGACCAGTACAAGCACAGCTAGCTTGCTGGTATACTGCCATGTCCCTCTATGTAGCCTCCCTGTCCACCTAATGTCCTACCAGGCAAAATAAAAGGCAGGATGGTTTGGCAACTTGTCCATCCTGCCTCTAGATGCCTGTATTATAGGCTTACTACCTATGCTACAGGCTTGAGTGACCCATCCGCCAATGCTTGTTTCTTGACAGCTACCTTAACTGCCCATTGCTGGCTATTAGTAGTTGCCTGAGTTAGCTTGGCCCTATCCTCATCCGTGGCAAACTTCTCGAATATTTCGCCAAGTGACATGCCGTATTCGGACTTGCTTTTGCCGGTACTACCTGCCCCTATGCTTGTGCGCTTCGCTTTGACTGTAGGTACCGACATGCTGACCGAGCCATGATGTGTCATGACACCGTTAGCATCCGGCTCATCGAGCGAGTAGGTGAATCCATGTGCTTTGACACCGGCTATCAGCTTGTCGAGCTTGAGGCCCTTGACCAGCTTCTGGATTTCAGTAGCAACTTTGGTGCGTTCACCTGCTAGCTTCTCATTCTCTATGCGGGCTTGCTCTGCCTGGGCCTTGGCTATCTCGGCCTTTTGCTTGGCTACCGCAGCGATGGCAGTCAGGAAGTCAACATCGTTGCCGCTAGCAAGAGCCGCTGCGACCTGTGCCTTGAGCTGTTCCATTGTCATTGGTTGCTTGACATTTGCATCTGTAGTCATGAATTACTCCCACGCGTGCCCTGCATTACTGCTAGGGTCTTATCGCTATTCTGTTGTTAAGGTGCGTAGTGTGTTGCCATTCACACGCTTATACAGTAGTATAGCATCCTTTCCAGCGGTTGTCAATACAACAAGTGTTCTAGTTGCAAAATACTTTCTGGTAGAACATATGTACTAACCAGAGCTTTTGTGTGGTGTAGAACACTTGAGCTAACAGCCACTGGCACACAGCCACGCACACTCCCTAACATATGAACTGGAGTTCACGTATTCCACACGTTACCGTGTAAAATTAGCTTCCAGACGTGCTATGCCCAAACGCACTACAATGGCTGTAGAGGTGCCTCTAAAACATGTATCCACGCTCGGACCATACTGGATGTATACCTTGACTGTTAGCACGCCTATTTTGACCTCCTAGCACAAATGTATTAGTGAAGTGTGGTTCATGTATTGTGGTTCACGTATAGGTTGAGCATATCCACCACAGCTAGGCAGCCAGTAGGATAGGTACGGGTCAGCAATTTATGAGAGGTGTTTTTTTCGTTTAGTGTTCAGTTTCGCACCCCAAAAATTCCATAAAATTTGGTTTGTAAATGGTCTGGCAAATATTGGCAGGTATGATGCTACTCCTTTTGTGGCTCTGGTTCAGGCCCCATGCGGCGAGCCTTGAAGCAATATTTGCAGAAGAACAGGTTGGAGCCGGCATGGCGCTCGAACCAGTGATGGGCGCCAGTGGGGGAATCCACGCAGCGCCACTCACCAGCCTCTATGTAGTCCTTGTAACCTTTGTCTATCTTGTTATTGGTCATTGATAATATCCTCCGCCCAGCGCTTGGGTATTCCTCCTACCTTAGCTATTTGCAGTAGCAGGTCAAATGACTTGGCGGTTAGGTCAGCCACTCGTTCGGTGAGACCATGCAGCCTGGCGTCACGTAGCCGGATGTCCAGAGTAGCTTTTCGCCGCAGGAGCAAATACCTTGTGCGCCTATCCTCCTCAGTTAATTGTAGCTTTGGCTGGCCTCTTTTGCCAGTTGACACATATGGATTAAGCTTCAGGTAGTCTAGACCCTGAGCCACCCAGCAGTTAGGGTGATAATAGTGCTTGGTGTTCCAGCGTCGTCCGTCAGTGCCTTTGTTCCAAAAGAACACAAGCACAATGGGAGTGGCTACTATGATGGGATTATTGCACCACTTACAGTTAGCCTCCCGCTGGCACCAGTTGATACAAACGTTAGGTATCAATTCTTGTTGGTCTCATTAGGCAGAATTAGGCCTTTGGGTAGTTCCTTGGCTGTCTGGATGCTAACATGGGCGGTTTTGCTGATTAGGATAGCAGCATATACGCAGCCACAGTCCAGGCAAATATCAGTGATGACTTGGAACATAGGTACCTTGCTGCCAGGTTTCGGCTGTACCCTCTTGTCAGCGCATGGGCCCTGGATAGAGTTTAGGCCCATAGCAAAGTTAGCGAGAGCCACTCCATAAAGCTTAGCGTCACTGGCTAACTGCTCAAAGAAGCGGCGCTTGCTCTTGCATACCGGGCAGTCAAATTTCAGGTTAGTATCACTCATAAAGCCTCCTTAGCCATTTCTCGTTCCTGAATATGTCTGAGTTTGATTAGATTCCAGTTACCAGATTTTAGCAGGTAGAGGGGGAACACAACTCCACACCTGCACTGTACAACGCCGTATGGCAGCGTGTGTATAGGGCAGCCGATAGTTAGGCTCAGCTTAGAGCAGAGATTATCGAGTTCGTGTTCCCATCTCATGATTATATTATACAGCCAGTGACAGCACTTGTCAATACGTGTTGTGTACTTAGATACACATTAGTAGTACGTATAAAGTACAGCTAGACAGCAGCTATGATGTGTGCTACAATGCGGCCAGGAGGTTGCAGATGATAGAGAAATTGGATGCAACAGACCCACAAGCCATAGCAGAGGCGATGGTGCCTTTCCAGGATGACGGCAGCAAGAAGAGCAAGTATTTGAGTTATAGAGTTACTGGATTCACGGTGATGGAATCTTGTAAATTATCAGGATGCCACCACAAATCGGTGCTGAGGTGGCGAGAGGCCGATGCTAGGTTTAGAGAGGTGGATGAAGGAGATGGGCTGTCGGACTTGCGGAAGGAGCTGGCTGTCAGTTATTTGGACTTGGAGTTCACCCGCAACTTTAGGTTGGTACTACACAAGGACTTTGAGATTTTATACAAGTGGGTAGTTGGTGAATCACTGACCCCATTTGAGGCTGAGTATGTGGTAAAGTTGAGAAGCCATTATACACCTCAGCAGTTGGCGGTTATTAAGCAGGTGTTAGGAGGCAAACAGGGTGATGCTCCATTTGACTTTACCAAGTTGACCCTGACACTTAGGCGAGAAAAGGAAACTCTAGAAATAAAGAGTGAGGGATAGATGGACGCTTTGCTGGTATCGTTGATGAGCGTGGTGCTGGTGGGTGTGTTTGGGTTGATAGGCACTATGGTGATAGTGGCTAGGAAGCAGGGTGCTGAGAGAGTAGAGAGGTCTCAACAGGCTCAGTGTCCGTTACATAGCCATCTGGACAACAAGGTACAGGCATTAGCCAGTGAGATAACAGACATTAAAATACATTGTTCATCTATGGATGGTCATATGAAGCAGATGGATAATAAGCTATCTAGTGTAGATAGTAAGATGGACATAATTATGAGGAATGGTTCCCATGGTTAAGCGAGTATCCACTAAGCAGAGGGTGGCTGGCCGCAAGAATCTGGTAAAGGCACAGGTAGGCAGGATTGGCAAACGTGGTACACACTACAAAAAGAGAGTATACAGCTAGGGTAACCAAATGCAAAAGGTGTGGAGGACCTCTGT